ACACCAAACAATGCATATCTAAAGAAGAGAAACTTCTCATTCAACTTAGACGAAGACAAGAGATTGGTTACAGGACCAGTTATGATACCGAATAAGATGATATTACGTAGAGATGAGGGGGGACAACCATTTTATATTTATTTTACAAAGAAGACCATTAGAAAGATGGCAGAGAAGTTCTTTAAGTTAAACAAACACAATAACACGGACATAAACCACGATGAGAACATTACCAATGATAATACACTCATTGAGAGTTGGATAAGTGAAAGTATAAAGCATGACAAAAGTTACAAATACGGATTTGCGTTACCGGAGGGCACTTGGTATGTTACGTATAAGATTAACGATGACGAGACTTGGGAAAGAATCAAAACAGGAGAACTTAAAGGGTTTAGCCTTGCTGGTGGATTTATTCAGAAAATGAAACCTATTGACCCCGAAAAGACTCTAAATGAAATAAAGGACATTCTAAAATCTGTAAAATGAAACAATTGGTAATAGACAAGGTGTTATTATTCAATACAGCTGCGATTACATTATCGTTTATGAATATTGAATATATGTTAAAAATCTTACTTTTATCACTATCAATAGCATATACAATAGTCAGATTATACAAGGAAACAAAAAAATCTGACGATAATTAAGGATTTTATATTTTAAATCAAATAAACACAATAAATTCAACAAAATGACTGCACAAGAAGCACTTTACAAAATCAGAGTTATGTTAGGCGTAGAGGATACGACAGAGGAAGTATCACTTGAGACTGAAACAGACACTGAAGAAGTTAAACTTGCTGAGGCAACACTTGTTGATGGTACTGTCGTAAAGACCGAGGGTGACTTTGAGGTTGGAAAACAATTATTTGTAGTTACAGAAGAGGGTGATATTCCCGCTCCTGAAGGATTACATGAAACAACTGAGGGGGTTATCGTTGGTGTTGACGCAGAAGGTATCATCATAAGTATTGAAGAACCAGCAGAAGAGGTTGTTGTAGAAGAGTCTGAGAACTTCTCAGAGGATGTTATCAATCAAATCGTAGGGGCACTCTCTCCAAAGTTTGATGAACTACAAAACCAAATAAACACAATGAAAGGTGAATTCTCAGAATTTAGAGACGGACCAGCAACTGACAAAATCAGAAACAACATCGGGGCTATGAACAAAGTAGAACAGAATATCCACGATGCAAGAATGGCTACCATCTTAGAATTGAGAAAACAATCTTACAAAAAATAAACAATCAAAATAAAAATTAATAATTATGGCTACAGGATTTGATGTTACAGCTATTGCAGGTTATATAGACCAGGAGTCGTTTGGACTTATCTCAAAGTCTATCTTAGAAACCAACTTAGCTCAATTTATGAATGTCCGTGTTGGACTTCAAGGAAACAGCGTAGATATCCCATTGTTAGACACTGACTTTGATGTTCAGGACGGAGCTAACTGTGGATGGAACGCGTCAGGTGATACAACTATTTCAGTTGTTCCAATGACATTAAAAAATAACAAGGTAAACGTTGTTCAGTGTGTTCAGACGTTGAGAGATACTTTCTTCTCACAACAGTTGGCTGCTGGTGCTTACAACGGTGGTACTTCTATTCCTTTTGAGGAATTGTTGGCTGACCATTTCGTTAAGAAGTTGAATAACTACAACGAGAACTACATCGTTAATGGTGATGGTTCTTACAGTGGTTTGACTGACATCTTAACAGTTGCTAACGGTACAGTATCTGCCGCTACTGCTACTCAGTGGACTTCTTCTACTGCTGTTGCAGCTGCTCAAGCTATGTACTCAGCGTTACCTGATAAGTCTTACACTCAGGACGACTTAATCTTAATCTTATCACCTCAGAACTACAGAGCGTTGGTATTAGGTATCACTCAAGAGAACTACTATCATATCGCACCTGGTTCAACTGAAATCTATGTTCCTGGTACTCAGGTTAGAGCAGTTGCTTCTTCAGGATTGGTAGGTTCTAATAAGAAGTATATGGGTCCATCTTCAGCTTTGTTTATGGGTAGCGACTTAACTTCAGACTTTGAACAGTTCAGATTGTGGTACTCACAGGATAACGATGAGATGAGAGGTCTAATGAGATGGAGATTAGGTGTTGCTGTTAGCGAACCATTATTGTTCTCTGCAGAATTATAATAAACTAAAAACTTAAAACAATAATAGATATGGCATGTGTATTAAATACAGGAGTTACTTTGGATTGTCGTTCATCACTTGGTGGTGTTAAGTCGGTCTACATTGGCTCTACAACAGGCGAAGACATATCTATCACAGCTGCTACAGGTGTTGCAACTGCATTGACCGCTCAAGGTGGTACAATTGACATTACATCTGTTGCTGACTTAACAGGTAGTGGTATGTTTGAATTCCAACAACCAAGACAATCTGCGTCTCTTTCTGAGACTGGTGCGTTTAGTGAGGAAAACGGAACTGCTTTCTACACACAAGTTCTTAGTTTTATCGTTAATACTTTAGAAGGTGAGAAGTTAAATACTCTCAACATCTTAGGTCAGAACACAAGACTTGTCGTTATAGTCAAAGATGCGAACGATAGATATTGGATTTTAGGAAATACATCAGGAGCAATAGTAACCGCTAGTACCGGTGAAACAGGAACCGCATTCGGTGACCGCTCAGGTGTAACTATTGAGGTAACAGGATTGTCTCCTCAACCAATGTATGAGTTTAACATAGCTTAAACTCAGAACTATATATATGAAAAGGGGGAATGTAGTGTTCCCCTTTTTCTTTGCACAATTATTGCATAAAATATATTTAAGGTTGTAAAAACAGAGCAAATATGGTATTTAACTTTGCAGATGACAGCAGAAACCTTGTTTTTAGAAAAGGTGTGGATAGTGTGGACTATGTTCAAGACGACTATTATATCGCATTTAAAAGCATGTACTCAAACAAATGGTTACTGAACAGGACACCACCTAATAAATTTTATGATGGTGGTATGTTTGTTATAAAATTAACAAAGGTTGATGATAATGATACATACATTAGTTTTTCGTGGGACAGTTCAAATATAGACGGGTTTGGTACACCATTACCAAGTGAATATAATAAAGAAGATATTGACGGATATTACATACTTTCTTTAAGAGGAGCAAATATTCTACCATCACCAGTTTATACAAAAGAGATATCACAACACGTATGTAAGGTTATTAATGACCGTTCTACAACTACTAGTGAAATATACACAATAAACAAAGCTACCAAAGAACAAGAAGAAGGTGGTGAATACATATATTATAGAGAATGAACAATATAAAGATTGTAAATTTAGAAGCAATTGATTTACCTATATTCAGAGAAGTAAGGGGTAAAGATTGGGTTAGTTATGGTGAAGATAACTTATACCCCCAAAAGTTAATAGAACTGTATCAGTCTTCAGCAATACATAATACCTGTGTTAACTCTCAGTTGGATGCAATGGTAGGTGAAGGTATTGAAATGATTGGTGAGAACTATGTAAACAGAAATGAAGAAACACTTGATGACATTTATCGTAAGATAAGTTATGACTTCTTGTTGTATGGGGGGTTCAGTTTAAACGTAATATGGAGTCGTGGGGGTGATAAGATAGCTGAGATATACCATCTACCATTTGATAAGGTTAGAAGTGGTAAAATGAACGAAGACGATGAGGTTACACACTATTACTATAGTTCCAATTGGGCTAATACACGTAAGTATAAACCAGTAGAATATCCTACATATGACAAAACAAATACTAAGGGGGATAACGCATCTCAAATCTATTACTGTTACCAATACTCACCAGGTGTTGAATTATATCCTTTACCAGATTATATCGGTGCAGTCAATGACATTAACCTTGATGGTAGAATTTCTGTTTATCACAATTCTAACATTTCTAATGGTATGTCACCAGGTTTAATTATAAACTTTCCAAATGGTGAACCAAGTCCTGATGAGATGAGAACTCTACATAGAGATTTAAATGAAGCATTCAGTTCAGAGAAGAATGCTGGTAAACTCTTCCTAACGTTCTCAGAGGGTCAAGAATTAGCTCCACAGATATCAACCATAGATAGTGCTAACGATGACTATTATGTTGTCTTAGAAACGAGGATTGCAAGTCGTATCTTATCAGCACATAGAATATCATCACCAAGATTGGTAGGACTAACTGTTGAAGGTTCAAGTGGATTAGGTAATAATGCACAAGAGATGGAGGTAGCATATGTTCATTATATGTCAACAGTCATTGAACCAAAGGTAAAAACCGTTAATAAGAATTTGGAAAAGATATTAAGGGGAATGGGAATGAATATCTCAATAAAAGTAATCCCATCAACATTAGATTTTGAACAAAACATTGAACAATGAGTTACGTATTATTTATATCAGAAAGTAGATTAAAGACTCTAACAGCAGTCCATGATAACGTTGAACCACAAGAGATAACACCTTTTGTTCAACAAGCACAAGACATCTATATTCAAGAGATATTGGGCACATATTTCTATCAAACATTAAAAGATAAGATTATAAATGATACCGTTAGTGGATATTATAAAACTCTTTTGGATGATTATATTGCTCCAACCTTGGCAAACTATGCTGTGTACCTTGCATTCCCCTCATTGAACTATAAGATAAAGAATAAGGCTGTTATGACACCAACCAGTGAAGAGTCAACAACAACTGATTTAAGTTCATTAAAATACGTTAGGGGGTCAGTACAAGACACAGCTCAGTTCTATGCTGAGAGAACAAGAGAATACTTGAGAGACAATCAAGAACAGTTCCCTGAGTATACAAACCCTGGTGTGGATGGTATGATGCCAAATAAAAATAACCCTTACTTCCACGGTATCTATATTCCAAAGAAATATGGATGTGGTGACAACTTACCAGACAATCCAAATCCAATGAACTAAATAATAAATCAATGTCATATACAAAAAGACTTTATGAGTCACTAGAAGATAAGTTAAGTTTACAGGAAAGAATAAAGATACTTGAAGACAAGTTAAGAGAAATAGAACTTCTATTAAAAAGAAAAGACCCTCCTCGTTAGGAAGGTCTTTTTTGTTGGCTTAATGAAAGAAAAAAAAGTATCTAATGATAAATATAAAAGGTTGGGGGGGACTATAAATTAAAAATAAAACTATTAGATAACACTAAAAATGGCGTCCCCCCCGTGCCAACATCATATAC